CACTATTCTTGGTTAATTTAAACTTTTCCAAACCCCCTATACCTATAGCAGATTTATTACACTTAATAATGTCACCATCCACCACACAATATTTCCCATCTTTACCCCCTGTCATATAAATTTCATCCGGAAGTCCTTCTGATTCACTATATTTACCAACAGCAAGTTTTCTCGAACCCCCTTCCATTTTCCATATCTGGTCTAACTTGGCGTCTGGACAATCAACACTACCCGGATAAGCATCCCACGAACCCCATGTACCCTTATCTTTACGTCCAACAGTATTACTATCAGAACATATACGTCCACACCCCGGAACGTCTTGGTGAACCGCAGTTGCGTGATTACACCACCCACCGGGATCCGCACTTGGGATTTGATGAGGAATTTCTGTAATTGGTGAAGACGTAGTCCCATCTTTTATATTATAAGTATACACTACCGGTCTAGGAGTCATGTTATTACCTCTATTAGACGTTTCTGTAATCTTCGCAACCCCATTTTCTTTTATTATCCAACCGGGCGCATATCGAGGTCGTGTGTATGCTATATCTATTTTTTCGATTTGTTTATCGGATACAATGGTAAATATCTTATCGCCTTCATTGTGACCATTCGCGTTCCACGACGCGTAATTTTCTGTACCACTTCCAATACTAAACATATTATCGGGTTTATTGTTTCTATTAGGATTTTTGTGTATAGTCGTTTGTGCCTTTGTTGCTAAAACACCATCGAGTTTTATATACTCAATGTGTATTCCTAAAGAAGCATTCTTTTTGTTCATGATAAGTTCGTATGTAAAAGTTTCAGGTTCGGGTACATCAATTTCTTCAAGATTACTCGTATCTAATGACATTCCAAAATCGTCTCGTGTAAAAGTTACTGTTTTTGTATACAATTTATTACTGTCTTTAGTTTCGTTATAGTATAACTCGAGTGTATTATCACCTATAATCTTTTCATCGAACTCTTTTTTATCTACTATGTTCATGGTCACATCCGTAAAGTCTTTAAGGTTACCCGCATCACTATTTTCGTACGAGTGAATCACACTCCCCGAAGAATCTTTCAGAGTAACGATCCATTTCGTAACAATCCCTTCGATACTTGCCTTATTCGCCCATGAAAGTTTAAGACCCTCGAGTGTATACTCTTCACTCTTGCTGGGTTTTATACTATAAATCAAAAATATGATAAATAGAATGATAGCTAATACGAGTATCATTTTATATATCACGAGATATTATTTTTAAATTAGTTTAGTTTATTCTTCTTTCATTTCAATTTCTGGTACGAGATTTGCATTCGTATTCGAAGCTTTAGATCTACTCATAAGTACGTAGATGAAGATGGCCATCATGGCGACGACGGCTGATAACATTCCAATTCCTTGGTAATCCATTTTTTTTATATAGTATAGTAATATAAAAAAATGCGACAGTTTACCACCGTCCTGATGGAAGCTCTCTTCATAGGTCTCATGTTACAAGTTTTGTTTATGGGTCTTACAAAATATATCTATAAAGGTACAGGCGCTCTAATTATTTCAGGGGCGTTAATACATTTATTGTTTGAGTATTCGCCTTTCGGAAACATTAACGAAAAGTGGTGTAAAATGATATTTAATTAAAAGTTTATAAGTTCATCTATTATAGCTGTTTTATCATATTCGAGTTCTTTTAACGTCTCGGATAATTCTTCGTGTTGTCTATCAATATCATCGTTATAGTCTTCCAGGTAATCCCTGAAAAACATACGCACATTACCAACGTCGTGTCCTGAATCTAAAAGTGAACCAACCGTATATCGAGGTAATCGAATACCGAGTTCCCGTGCGCGTCGTTTCACAGCTTCTTGTCGAACAAAGTTCGTCACGTTTCGTCTATGTTTTAGTTTTTCCATTTTTTTAAACGTTTCGTGGATTAGTCTATTTACTTCCATAAGCTCATCTTCGAGTTCATAATCGCGTAATGGTTCCGGAACAGGTGGTGGTGTTTGTATCTCCGGTAAGTCGGGGTGTACATAATCCCCGCGTCTTGATTGTGGAGGTGTTACCGTATCGTATATCGTAAGATCGTCAAGATTATCCCCAAATGGTGGAAGACGGGGCATCGGGGAAAAAGGTATGGGTATATCAACACGTCGAATTCTAAATTCTTCTTCTTCATCGCTTTCAGAATCCGTTTCGTATTTAATATAATCGTGAATCTTTTTGATCGAATCACACATTTTAAGATAATCACCTTCAGAAATTATCTTAGAATTGAGGTCGAGCGTTTGCATTAACGATGTAAGAGCGTCCATTTTTAATATATTAATTTTTTATTTTGTTTCATTACAACTTAGGTTTGTTATTTTTTTTAAAAGTAAAAGGGCTTCTACGGCTTCACCAATTTCACGGTGTTTTACACAAAACCCGTTTTTTCCTTGGCGACAGAGACAGTTTTCGTATACACAGTTTGGACGCATTTTTATTGATTATTTTTATAATCTCGTACTTAGGTTCTTATTTCACCTTCTTCGAGTTCAGATTCAGATTCTGAATTGTATTCACTCTCATTATCTAAATCGTCAATATTTTCGGGTAAATAATCGTATAATCGATCGTGGTCGATTTGGTACGTAATTTCATAATCGTCCAGGAAATCACGTAAAGAAATCTTATCGTTAACGCCATACTGTTCATCTAAATACCATTTCCAAAACATGAGGTTCTTTTTAGTAATTTTACTCGGGAAAAGTTCGACGGTAAATTCTTCGTCACCTTTACACCCACACTCTTTAAGAATCTCTTTTTCACTTTCGAGGTACATATCAAAAAAGTGTTCCAAAATACCAATATCGTTAGGTTCATAATAAAATTCAATAAATTGGGCTTGACCATACGATGTTTCCAATTTTCTATTAGAAATACCAATATACGCAATATAATTATACGTACTTTTAGGAATGAGGTGTGCAGGATACCCAAAATCGGCGCGTAAACCATATACTTTACATTTTTCACCGGCTAATTCGGAAAAAAGTTCATTAACATCGAAAAGTTCGACAATTGTGGTACAGTTTTTAAGGAGTTCGTAAGTAAGGCTCATCGTATTATATTACACATTAGTTGCTAAGTTTTAAGTCCATATTTTCATGGAACGAGTTATAGAGTTCCGTCCAGTCAACACTTCCGTGAAGGTTATTTTTTTCAACAAATTGTAATAAAGTTTTTTGACAGTTAAATTCTTTTTTAAAGTAATTCATCCAGAACTCGACCCACTCTTCCGGGACGTGTCGTGGAGCAATCATAGTACCCAATTTATCTTTTGACAACATCCGTAACGATGGTTCAATAATACCCATTCGACTACCATCTTCATATTTCTCTTCATACATAAAGTCCACTAAGTGAAGTTTATCGTTGAATGCAGATATACCAATATACGCAATATGATCAAGTTCTTTGGGGTTACACTCAATTGGAAAATTGTGTTTCGGTTTAACACCATATACTTGAGAAGGTGTACCAGTTGAAAATTGATCGGTTCGGAAACTCGAAAGAACGCCGTCAAGTTTGTCAAGTCTTTCAAGACTGACAGATTGTTTTGTAAGTTCGTAAATGAGAGAAGACATTTTTTTATAGTATACTTATTATAATTGATCTATATCACTTAGGTCTTCACTGTACATCAATATTTCTTCGGCCACAATTTGATAAAATGCCATTTTATACGCCAAAAACCCAAATAAAGTTGCCCCCATATTAAAATCAAATGGTAAATCATTAGAATTCCAAGTTGATTCGGCTAGTGCGAGACACGTCGGTAACAATAATCGTTTATTCAAAACGGGTATTCTTTCAATATTATCGACGTATGATGACAACGAGTCTACATAAATACACGATGCAATTGTCCCTAAAGTAGCAGATACACCGTCAATGGGTGTATGAAAAATGAAGTTATACGTCGAAATAGCTACACCGTATTGTAAAGTCGACTTTTTGATTTTAGCCTTGACTTGTTCGTATTCAGCTATACCTTCTTTACGTTTAGTGGGACACGATATTCTAATGGTTTTAGTGTACGGATTTATTATATTTAACATATTACAATTTATTTATTCTATATCTATACCTTTAATAATATAGTTTTCATCTTGAAAATACTTTTTCTTAAACTTTCGTTCTTTTATTTTAAAATTATTACACCTCTGTTCAACTTCGTGTATACTAATTTGAATAGTGGTTAAATCTATTTTATTTGTAGACGATTTTCTCCATTTATCACCAAAGATTGTAGAATATTGTAGTTCACGTCTTTGATACGTAAGATCTTCAAGTAGAAGTTTATAAAGTATGAGTGAATATGAATCGTATTCACTACTTTCATAATCATCAAAATAAAGCTGTTCACGCGCCAATGTATTCATACGTTCACGAAGTAGGTTCGCCCCACTTTTCTCTCCACCGGTTAACCAAAGTTTGAAGTCTTTCTCTCGAGAATCTCGAATTTCTGGGGTCTCGTCGAGGGGCTCCCGGACACACGAGATTACGTGATTCGTACGCATTAAGTTTTTCCCATATGACTCTTTGCATGTCACCCGGGAGTTCGTTTGTCGCTTGACAAAACGAGAGTTTATAGTCGTACGTGTGTAAGGCAATGTAGTCGTCCATTTCATTTTTTTATATATTTCATTAGAAGTATGTAAACTTAGGTTTCCTAGGAACCTCTAAAATGATTGTTTCATTCGCTTCATTTTTAGATATAATATAGTCATTCTCACACATTTTTATAGATGGAGGTTTTTGTATATTTGTTTCGGGTTTTTGTCTAGGTGATAATAAATTACAGACACTCGAATAAAACGAAAACATTACTGCTATTATTTATGTTTATTTTTTTATATACTAAATACAAGATGGTTTCACTCCAGGACTTACCTAAAAAGGTTCAGTATATAATGATTGATTCTCAATTCGTAAACGGGAACAATAATACATTTTCCGTAAATCTTAGTCTTGAATCCAATTTACACGTGGAAGAAATTTCTCAGGTTGTAGGTATAAAACCAGTTGATTTTTACGTTACACAAGTTGGTGCAAATGATGCGGGGGATACAAACGTTGCTAAATATGTCGATATAGTTTGCGACGATATTCCTAAGAGAGGACAATTATTAAATGAGCGTAATGGTCAGATTTTAGCTCGAATACCACTCGAAAGAAGTTTTACAGGAAGTAATAGCTTTATTCTTAGGGATAAACAGTGGCGTAGTTTTAATCGAAAAACAAATCTGTTTAATCCTATATCTATTCAAAAACTTAATTTTAAGCTTTATGAATCACAAGGTGATAACGATTATAAACTCATGCAACCAGATTCAGAGTGGTACATGACATTAGAAATAACAACCATAGACACAAAAGAAAAACCGACGGATCGCGAACTCCAGATTTTAGAGGCGTTACATAAACTTATCGGGAAGATAGAAGATCTTAACGTAAACGTTAAAAAACTTCCAGATAAGGAGGATATCGAAAAAATGGAAACTGAAAAAAAGAAAAAGTATCCGTTACGTTATTTAATACTATTTATAGCATTAATCACTGGTGGTGTTATTTTCATCAAAAATAAAAGTACACCGTCTATTCCGCAACCTTCTTTTTAACGACACGCTTGACTGTCTTTTTTGGTTCTGGAGCTGGTTCTGAAGCTGGAGCTGGAGCTGGAGCTGGAGCTGGAGCTGGGTCCGGTTTTACAGTTCGTGCTGGGGCTGGAGCTGGAGCTGGAGCTGGAGCATATTGTGATGGTTGATCTTTTGGTCTGAATGGCATTGTGTAATATATATAAAAGAAATATTATCTTTATAATAAATGTTATTCATTGGTCCAACTCTTTTAAGTGGAATAGGTCAGCAATGTAAAAAATATATGGGTCTTTTTCCTGGGAGTCGGTACATCGAAATTCAAGGTGATATACCAGTATGTGAACGTGCATTTATTTATGCTTTACCTGTACCGTACTGGTTAGATAAAATACCTGAAATTAAACGTAAAATCAAACACGTTACATGTATGACTATATGTGAAACCGAAACCGTGCACGAAGATTACGGTAAACTGTTTAAACTTTTTGATAGAATCGCTGTACCGAGTGAATTTTGTCGAAAAGTGTTTAAAAAACAGTTTCCAGAAACAAACTTTTACATTATACATGCACATGTCCCTGATAATAGACCCTACACATTTTATCATATTGGAAATATAACCGATCCAAGGAAAAATTTTAATAAAATTATAGAAACATTTGTTCGTATGAATAAACCCGATTCACGCCTTCTCATAAAAGCGACGTGTAAACAACCCGTTCAATTAAAAATACCAAACGTTGAAATTATAAACGGTCTTATTCCCGACGAAGAAATGGAAAAAATTCACGCCCTGGGTGATTGTTATGTAAGTTTTTCAAGTTCTGAAGGTATAGGTATGGGTGCAGTGGAAGCAGCTTTACGAAACAAACCAGTCATTATAACGGATTATGGGGGTGCACCCGAATATATAAAAACGCCGTATACGATAGATTGTGAACGTCAAAAACTCATAAAAGATGATTTTTTGTATCAGGAAGGTATGGAATGGGGAAAACCAAATGAAAAACAATTACGTGAGTTTATGGAAGATGCATATACCAAGAAAGTAAGGTATATGGAACATCCGAGGACTCGTATGTTGACGTGTAAAGAAAACGTATTACAAGAATTCATCACTAATGTAATTGGTAAGGAAAACGATAACACCGGTCAAAATGACACCGGATGTGAGTGAACCTCTTTGAGCAATAAGCATAGCAATAATATCGTCAATAAATTTAATATTAGTTGGTTGTTTGAGTATTTCTGGTAAGATTTTTGAAATTGCAAGATAAAGTATCATAGCTATTATGACGGGTCTGAGTGTTTCTTGATCTAACATCTTTTATAATACAGGAATATTTATTTTTGGTCTCGTTCCTAACACTTGATCATCTATTCTATGTTTTTTACAGTAGTCCCCGCACACAGCTTTGAATGTACATTTTTTTCCTGTTAATGTAAAAGCTTTACATATATTACGGAATTCAGAAACGTCCTGTTTAGGAGCAGAATCTAAGACCTGTATCGGTTTTGTTTTCTGACACTCCAATTTCTTTTTTCTCATTTTATCTAGAATTCTCGCCATTTCCTCTGGTGTTTTTTTACTTGTTTTTAAAGTTTTAGATACACGTAAGCAGTCATCATAAGTCTGAATATTTGATTGATGTTTTTTAGTGAGTACATTTTTAGTATCACTAAAATTCGTTTGAATCACGGTCGGTAGAAAGTATTGCGACATCTTATTTTTTACTAAAAATTAAAATAACTTAGGTTAGTAAAGGATGTGGTTCTTTATAAAACTTAAAAGAACGTATAGCTTCACTTTAGGTGAGTAATATAAAAGATAAAACCTTTTGTTTTTAAATGTATCTTAAGTGGACAAAAGAGTGTTATTTATGTGAATGTCCTTTAGAACCACATATACACACGAATAGTACAGAAGAACGAATACTTCTTCGCGAATATAAGAAAATAAAACCTATTTTTATGACTAACAATGGTGGATATCTAAAATTTTTTGATATGAATATAAAACGTACCTGTTATGCGTGTTATATAACATCTTACAAAAATATTCAACCCGTGTCACTTAGAAACAGAGAGTGTGGTCGTATAAAAAATATATATTCAAAACCCAAGTCAAAAACAAAGGATGAATTATTACATTGGTTCGAAGGACTAAAAATATACTTAAGTAAAAGACGCAATACAACATAAATGAGTGAAAGTATTCAAAAACTCACACACGTGGAACATATTTTAAAGCGTCCGGATTCGTACGTTGGACCTGTTTCACGTGTAGCGGAACCATATTGGATATATGAAAATGATCAATTTGAAAAGAAAACGGTCGTGTATTCACCGGCACTTTTAAAGATATTTGACGAAATTTTAGTAAACGCGATCGACCGAAACTCTATGTACCCCAAAAATGTAACGTCTATGAGTGTTTCTATCGATAAAATATCTGGTGAAATAACAATTGAAAATAATGGACCTCTAGGTGG